CGGCCCTGCAAATCAATTTCTGTAGTGTGAGTTCGTGTCTTCTTATTAAATAATTAATATATATAAAAATTTAAATTTTTGATTATCTACATTTTAAAACATAAAAACTATATATCAAGATAAAAATATAAAATATAAAATCTAGGTTCAGTTTTTATTATATAAATACAGATAATCTCTTTGATTCATTATAAAATCTCCTTAGATAGATTAACCACTCTTTTATTCACCTAGATCAGACTAGGCTATAAGATGCTATTTTAGAAATTCTTAATGTGACATCGTTCACCATCTTCTCTCTTGGTATATATTTAAAACGGATCTCTTCTCCTATCTTAGGAAATTTCCTAGACTTCTCTTTCAACAGATAATCCCTCACTGCTCTAATCAATGATGAGTAACTTGCCACCTTCCTCCTGTCACTGCTGGATAGTCTAGAAGTACCTGAGCTTCTAATTAGCCTTATATCATTCTTCTTCCTCCCCAAATACCTTCCTGTTGTTACAACCCAATGTGGCTCCCAATGATATTCTAAAGCATTTGATACTTCAGAAGGGTCTTCACACAGACTCATTCCTAGAGCCAACAATCTGATAATCATAGACCCATACCAAGAATCCCTAAAGTAAAATATCTCTGATCCAGACACATCTTCTAAGGTTACAGGTCTTCTCCCTGTTTTAAGAGAGTAATACAATCTCGTAAAGTCTATGTCTTGCCATCCGACAATCTCTGCCCTTGAAAACCAGTCTTCACAAATCTTATACATCAAAGTCATCCATTGATCATTTTTCATCAACTCAGATTCAAGACTCTTTGTATATGATCCAATTAACGTAGTAGAAGACCAGATTTCTACCCTCTTTGAAAAACAATATGATTCTATTCTAGAGACAGTTTCTTCATTAAAGTTTCGCTCCATAGGACTTTCTTTTGGTCCTGACATATGCAATAGCAGATCACCCAATGTCCGGTTGATGTTGATCGTCTCTGCCACTGACCAATGGTGGAAATAAGAATTCGCAGCTTCCATACATCTTATTACATTATCAAGGTCGGTTAGGTATAGTCTTAGAGATACTTCACGGATCTTATTCTTATGAGATAGCTGGATCAATCTGACAGTGTAATCCTCGCCCACATACCACCATTCTATATCACTAATCAATGTAGTGATCTTGTTTCTCTCAATAACCCTTGAAAATCCAGACGGAAAAGAAGGGTGACCCACATCGGAAATTTCTTCAAAACTAGTTTTGACATCTATCAAATTGTCAAAATAGTATAGCATAGGTGGTTGTGATTCTTGTAAACAATGGCTAAGACCTTCTGAAGGTTTGATATAGGTCCAACTGAAAACTTTTCCTTTGTTTTTCATCATTGCCGATATAGCCAATGATGACCCACCAAACCCGTCACCCATCACCAGTATCTTCTTGTTATTCATTCTATTTCCATCTAATCCGCTCAGCATCTCAATTGCTCTATAGAAACCTCTAGTAGGTTCATTAAACCTTTGTTCCAGGATAAGATCATGATTTCTTCCGTCTCCATTTGGATATTTAGATTTTACCTGAATGTTCAAATCTCCATAACCGATAATCAATTTTGAATTGAATATCACCTTTTCTGTCAACTTAACCTCTGATCTATTTAAACACAAGTGCAATTCAGTGTCAGATATCTGTGTCGGATAAGATAAGGTCGGTATCATATCCCCTAGAGTTTCTATGCTGGATGCCGGTAAGTATCTTATGTATTTCAGATCAATCAACTCAAAGACATGATGTCCTCTTTCACATCTCTCAAACATTATAGGTCCTGATGTATCAAAAATCTTGATCTTTATGTGTAAGATCCGATAAATACAGTAAGGACAGCTATTATCTCCTGTCTTCCTCTTTATTGTCACTTGTTTCAAGAAATATGGAAATTGATTCTCATACATATTGATTACCAGAGCATCGGTATTCCAATGGATGTTATCATCATGGTTCTTGACATGATCTATTATAGTTCTCTTTGATGCCTCTGCTGCAGATTGGGCTGTTGCAGGAAATGTCATAGGGAATGTGGCCTTGACCCTTCTTAGTGGTATAAAATTCTCCCCCCATAAGAAAAAACCAGAAAATAATCCAAATCTCCCTGCTGCAAATCTACTCATTGACTTTAGCAGATTGTTTTTTACCGTCTTGAAGGTAGGAAATGTTTTGTTAGATTCATCCCGTTGTGTGCTAATCAGAAATAGGAACTTTACAATCCCCTCTAGGATATGATATGGGTTAAGCTTCAGAAACATCACTCTTGGTATATTCTGTACATCCAATAGGTAATCATTGCTTTCTCCTGTTTGAAAGAAGATCTGTGTTGCAATCCGACAGGATAGCCAATCTATCAAGTACCTGTAGATGTTTTGAGGTTTCAACTCATGTATCTTGACTCTCCTGATTGATTTGAGCTTTTGCTCTGTATAACGTGTAAGAATTGTAACTTGTTCAGATCTTAGGAATAAATATGGATTTTCTGGTCTAGTTGGTATCATCTCTACTGGTATTCTCTCTGGCAGATCTTCAAATTTATCGACTACCTCAGTGATACATTCTTCGCAACATTTCTTCAATCGTAATACTTTCTCTCCTCCTCCTGTCAAGATAGTACAGACAGACATAAACTGTAAATAACATAATACAGCCTGGAAATGAAGAGTAACATTTTTGCTTCCTTTAGCAAACTCTGAAAAATAATTTGTAGATAGGTTACAGAATGTAGCAGGTCCATGAAGTAACATCCAGAGACTTCCGTGTTTTGTTGCGAAGTCAGAATATCTATGGACCATACTGCCTTTCACCTCATCAGGGATATTTATCAATAATTCAGGCTCAATATTACTTACAGCTCTAATAAGGTTTTTCAAAAGTTCTGCAAAATTGGATTCTTCTTCTACAAACCACCCTATCACCCTCAACATCTTGACCGGCCTTGTAATCAAGGGTTCCACTCCATAAGCAAGCCGAGTGGCAGAGATAGGTATTTTTTCTCTTGTTATACTGCCTAAATAAGGGAGACTTTTCCCGATTGTACTCAGGGCATAACCTTGTGACACCAATGCCTCATCATCCATGGTGGAGATCAGATAGCTATCATTTTCTTCGTATATCGACATTTTGTCCAAGAAATGAAACGGGAATGGAACTGAAACTCCTATTATCTCCTTCTTCCAGCCAACCTCTCTTGCTTTCCTGATATAATAAGAAGGGCATTCGTATGGGATGTCAAAATTTCCAGGTGTAGTTAATCTCCACATGAGATAGTTAATGTATCTCTCTTCATTTTTCATTATCTTTCCTACTACATCCTCCTGTGATAATGCAATCCTACTTAGAGTAACAGTTTTATCGATTTTACTTGTTATAGAATCACAGTACCCAAAAATAGTAGACCCTAATATGTCATGTAAGAACCGGATGTTCACCTGATCCGTATTTATCATTTTGATGGCGAGCTCTTCAATTTCTTGGGGTTTGCTGACCACCATAACTTCCTTGAACCATTCAGAGAACTCTGATTCAAATGGAAGGTTTTCAATTACCCTATGAATCATTTGCTTGATAGCTTGATTTGAATTTGTCGGCACAAACAAGTTGAGCCCAACGGGATCCTGAATTAGATAACTATAATTTATTTCAGGATTCAACATCAATGTCTTGATATTCTCCATTATTCTCCTCAACCCTCCTGTTGTATTCTCTGTCATAGCATTTAACCATTGAAAGTCCATATTCACAGGATCCGAGAATCCTCTCATCAAAGTGTTGAATATTGTAATCGAATTCAATCCCCCTAATGTCTTAGGATAACTCACCAATGCCTTTAGGATGTCATGCCGATCTAAATGAATTTCAGTAGAATATGTTGTAGTCCTGTTCTCTTTTCTCATTGTGAATTCAATCTGGTCCGTTATTGGACTCTTTCCGAGTAAAGGATGATAGTTCAGGAATAGAGAAACACATTGTAGATGCTGTAGCTTAGCTATAAAATAGGGAACGATTGGGTGGACGTCTGCCATGATCGCACTCTGAGCATTTGTGGTCACAGATCCCATTGCATTATCCAATGTCATAACATCTTCATTTGAGAAGAAGAATACCCTTGATAATTTCTTAAGTGATATTGAGCAGGGCATTCCTTTATATAAAGGGAATTTTCCATAAGAAAAATATGTGTCACTGATCCATGTCTCGAGTGGTTTCAGAGGTAATCCAACTGAGTTGAATGTTTCTATCAATTCAGACATTAATTCATCCAACTTGCATCTTATCTCTTGTTGTGCTTTTACGCTGGATAATCCTGACTCTCGAGCTGTTTTAGAGTAAATCGTTGCTAACAGTACCTGATTGTCTCCTTGTCCCATAAGTTTCCAGTCAATGTTAAGCTTCCTACAACAATAATGAATCAACACTACTGTAAAAATTGTCCAACCTTTCTGTCTCAATCCTTCAAATCCTCCTAAATGTCCGATATATGCATCATTAGGGCTGCTTTGTATCAAGTCTAAATTCTCATCCAACGGTAATATAAATGAGCCATCTGCTTTATAAATTATGGAATTACGAAAGAGGTCATAGGTCCTATTATATAGATTTGATAGGCCAAATAAATCTCCCAGAATCTTAAAGGTAGGGAAAGTTGCTTCTTGACGCATATTTAGGTTCCACTTCTCAAAGTCCATATTGATACAAAATGTCACACTATACTTATCTATATCTCTCTGTCTCCAAGTAGCTCTTATCATCTCTTTTGTAAGATCAAGCATTGAATAAGTCATTGTAATGCCAGGTATCAATGGTAATACATGATCAGCTAAAAGCCCTTCTGTTACAACCATGACAGATCGCAGTATGAGAGACATTAACGCAAACATTCTAGCTACTGGGTTCATTTCCCTCTCCTTTTGATATAATCCGATTATCCGATGAGTCTTAGGCAATCCTCTAGGGTTTTCGTTAACATGTGATAGCAAAGAAGGACAATCTAACACCCCGTCTTTCATCCACTTCAGAACTCCTCTCCTTACTGTTGGATCTAACCCTGGTTTTCCTTCTAGAAAACAATCCCTCATCTCCTCTCTAGTAGGGCTTATTGCAGTATCTGCCACAATCATAGACAGATTGAAAGAAGATGGAATGTCAAATGTTTTAGACACTGTGATAGATTGCCAAGATAATATTGAGTAATTCGGATCTTTAAGGTTGATTGATACACAGTCCACTAAACAAGATTCTAGATAAGTAGGAGAATCTGAAGGATTGATCAAATGAGGAGGATAGATGTGATTCTTGTTGTAATATTGTGTGAAGAGTATTTCCAAAAGTTGGTATCCTGCAATCTTTGCTGTATAACTAGAAATTGCCTTCTTTTTTGTTCCTATAAGTCTCACCTTTTCGACACCTTTCCTAGCATCTACTACAGGATGCCCCCATAGTCTGAATAAACCCATTATCTGTGTTAGGTGATGAATAGTCAGGTCCTGCTCTTTGATATGATTGCAGAATTTCAAGGCAACATAACCATCTTCTTTAGATAAGTTCGAAATCGTATCCATGAGAAATTTCGATGAATTCCAATATCTACAATGTTCTTTAGAAAGTATGACCCCCGTTATTAATGCCTCATAAGTTTTCAACAGTTTATACCCATTGTTACCATGTCTCATCAAGTGTTGATCAAAATAAGTAAAGATCTCTTCTATAATAGACCATTTAGGGTAAATCAGAGGGAAGACTCCATGACCAATCGTGGTAGCTATAAAGACATTAGCTCTTTCTGTGAATTTATCGCAAATCATCCTAAAAGAATCAAGAGATAATAATTCCAGTGGTTCTCGTTCGCTCTTCCTCCAACATATCAGTTCTCCCGTCAGCCATATCTTAATCTCCCTAAAACAAATATAATCCAGCTCTTCATCTTTCATTATAAAATCCATATTCGGAGGTACTCTTTCAGATGTTTCTGACATTAGGAACAATAAAGATAAGAGGAGCCTGTCTCTAATAAAGATTAATGGACTTCCTATATTAGATCGATTTATTACCTCAATTGCTTTATCAAAGGGGTCATTCCTGGGAAACATTTTGGACAATGCTCTCCTCTCTGTTCTCAATAGGTCTAAAGCATCTCCGATAAATCCAGGTGTTGTCTCAGGAAAATGACTCAAAGACTTAGCGATCTCTATCATTAGTTTGACTGGATATCCAGCAATTATTCTTTCCCCTGAGAAATGAGATTTTATCTTTATATAGCTGCTTCTCTCTCTGACTCTCCCTCCTCCATTTTGTAGTGATTCAATATCTACTAAAAGCAGTGCTGATCTCAGATGGAAATCACCTAATCCTCGCTTATTTCTTTCTTTAAAGACATCTTCAAAATCAAGATCCATTTCTCTCTATTAACCTATGTAGGTCTCAGTTTTTATTATATACATATAGATCTATATAGATATACATATATACACATATATATATATATATATATATATATATATATGTGTTTATATATATATATCTATAGATCCATAGATATAGAGATATACATATATATATGTCAATGGTTCAGGATTCAATCTTGTTTATATAAGTTGAACCACAATAAAGTGATTAACAATCAGTTCCAAAATATTCTTCAAAATCATAATCATTCTCGGGACAATTCATCTGTAACATATCCATCTCTTCCCAGAATTTAAGGTCCTCATACTCCTCATAAGAGCTAATTATTTTGATAATTACATTTTTAATACGAAACCAATGGTAATATTGATGCATATGAGTTTCTTTGACACTGATTAAATCCCAGTATTGTGAAGATTTTATGTTATTCCTCATATCTGATTTCCTGATCATATCTGATGGTATTTTTCCTAATGTACGACAAAATATTTTATAGATATTATTACTGCGAGAGTAGAGATCAGGTTTGGTGAGAATACACTGTAAACATATGATCTGTTTATTTACTAAAAGTGTCTCCGCAGCTGTATTGTTTCTATCATCTTCTGTCTTAATGAATGCTGTCTCCAGACTGGACAGTGGGTCATACATGAAATTGTCAATTATCTCTTTCTCATTCTGGTCTAATTTATTATAGTCTTCTATGAACCATATTAGGCCTCTTACATAATTTACTGCCTTCAAATGGTCCTCCATTTTTCACTGCTATTAATATACACTTCCTATTATGATAAATGATATATTAGGTCTCCCTATTGGTTTTTTATAAATAAATAGACTTAGATAGAAGGGGCTAATTTATATAAAAACATTTCTTGTTTTTATAGACTTCTCAACTGTTTATTCTTTTGAGGTCCCTAGTTATTCATCCATTTAATTAATCACACATTCATTTATTTTATTTCTTCATTTATTTATTTATTTGTTTATTCATTAAGTTAGTTTTTACTCATTAATTCATTGTATTATTCAATTAGCATCATCTTGTTCGTCCTCCCATCCTGCTTGACTATTGTAACTACAGAATTCTAAAGAGGATTTATATCTTGAACCATAATTATCGATGTTGTAAGACATGTAAATGGTGCGAATTGGACAAGGAGCTGTCCATGATGTCCATTTATGAGCCTGTTCGAATCCACAATCGAAGGTTTTAAATATTCCACTAACTGTGAAACGACACAGATAATTGCCTTCTATTGTACAAAAATATTGATTAGAATCACTTTTGTATACCCTAAAGTCTATCTCCTCCCCAACACTTTTAAATATTCCGGTGTTAAACCAATCTACAGTAAAATGTGTTGAATGAACAGAGTTACTACCTGAGTCAACATAGTATTTGTTGTCTGAATTTGAGAAGACTACACAAAACGGCTTATAAGTGTTAAAGTCCTTCTTACCAAGGCCGAATTCTAAAACTTCTTCTCCCACATATATCCATGCTTGAATGTAACAAAAGTCTAAATAACGTAAAGAGGGAACTACTCCTTTCATTGTGTACATATAGCCGTAGTCCCAACTATATGACCCCATATGATAATCTCTGATACGTAGGAATTGATTTCCTGAATCTTCTGTCACAGTCTTTTGAGTTCTAGCATAATGAAGCCGCCTCCCAGTCCAGGAGTACTTTCCAACAAGAGTTACTCGATCGCTCTCTCTTTGAACGATCCACTCCTGTAAATCCCTTCTTACTCTTCCAGAAGAGTCAACGCTGGATAATGTCCCAATGTCAGGAGAGTAACTGAATGTACCACTTAGCTGGTTTTCAATAATAAAGTCCTTAGCCGACGACATTTCTCTCCCAGTTGGATGAGTTTACAATGACTTTAGGTCTTGTTTTTCTTAAATATAATCAAATAACCAGTACATCCTACATCTCCTATATGTCAATAATGAAGAGTAGTATATTTTTGTCTTCTAGGTTGATACCTAATGCAGGCCCTGAACAAGAACTTGACTATCTTTACCTTGACTACCAAGAAACCGATAATGGAGTAGATCCAATATATGGTAAGCAAAATGTCTTCATTTTTAATTCTCATTACCCATTCTTCATTGTAATTTTGAGAAACAGGTAAGAAGAACATTTTAGGATCTTTAATGATTCTTGATAGAGGTCTCTGTTTTTATTATATAGATACTTAACCGCCTAAATATGATGATAAAGGCATAGAATCCTTAAACGCAAATTAAAATAGAATCTTAAGAACTTAAATTTGAACAACTGGATGATAATATGTTATGCCGTCAGATTTGAGAGTAGTAGTGTAAACCCTCTTCTTCTGATATAGCTTCAACTTAACGAGATAAGCACAAATGATAGTAAATATTATCATGAATATACCAGTCTTAATCTCATGAAGGATTTTATATAATCCATATGTCAGGTTCTTAAGATAACCAATGAACCAATGATTGTCATTCACAGATTTCTTAATCATTTTGGAACTGGACTTGGATGATAATTCATCAGAGTCTAGATTAATACGATCCAACTCAACATGATCATTTAGATAATCTCCAGGAAGAAAGAAGGGACTTATAGTAATACTCTTTGATGTCCAAAAGACTCTATTTTTGTTCATAACCAATAGATCATGTCGCTTTAATATTTCTTCATGGGTATGATATCCGATGTTCGAACATTGGAAATCTGTATTAGTATATGTAGTGCTGAGATTTATCCAACGATGATATCCTGAACAGCCAACTCTGATTATCTCATCTGAACCACAGATGACAATAGGAACTTCGATATGACATGTAGGATCGATGAAGCATTTAATATACATGTCTTCAGTTTTCATCATGATATTGCCACCCAACTGGAATAGTTCCTTATCTCTCTTATTCTCCAACTCTAAACATCTCTCTCTGCAATCGTTTGTATCTCGGATGATCAACGATTCTTTTAAGTCCCCGATTAATCTTGACACCTTGGTCTCAGTGTCTGATGACAATTGTCCTTGTTGAAGTGTTCCTTTTCCTTCTAGAGAATATACTAACCCTTTATCATGATAAATGTCGATTTTGCATTCTCTAGATTTTAATCTGGTACTCACATTTAAAGTCATTCCTAGGTCTTTACATAGTAACATACCTGAAGACGTGTTAGTACATTCAGTGCTGAACCCATTATTTAAAGAACAAACCTTCAGAATGTCTTTCTCTGCTAGTTTGTTCCAAATAAATACATCAGAGTGATCATAATTAGTCTTATTCAAATTTGAATAATCGACAAGTCCCTCTGGTGTAAGGATTTTAGCATCATCATTAGTGTTGATTATTATAGAAGTAGGTGATACATCTAGAGTATAGTATTCATCAACAGTGACAGTCTCAGATGCCCAGTGATATTCAGGTGAAAGATCAGGTGCTTTTATCAAACAGAGACTTTCTTTACATTTACTGTTCCAAATTCCTCGACAAGCTTTAATAGATGGTTGAAGATACTTTAATGAGATGACAGGGGGCAATTTTGAAAAAGTCCAGGTTTGGACAAATCTAGTAGTTCTAGATATTCTTCTACACCTCGCTAATGGGTAGTCAGTCTCTATAAGAGGTTTGTATATCGTAACATTAACCTTTTCTAGATCTAAGTTATTTGTAGTACAGTCAGAGATGCAATGTACTGCGGAATAAGGGAACTTATTCTTCTCGTCACAGACCAAAGTGGGTATTCTCTGAGCTTCGTGCAGATCGGTGGCAGATATCATAGAAAGAAGAGAGAGAAGGACTGAAATTATCAAAGGATGGATCATTTTGACAGTTTTTAATCTATTGTAGGTCTCAGTTTTTATTATATAAGCTGCAGAAGAAAATCAAACTACATTTTCATATAGATCTCACAGGTTATAAACTTTAAATAAGATGGGGAAAGGAAAAAGAAAAAGATTTCCATTTCTGGCAATGGATAGGCTTATAGCAATATTATCTTCCAAGTCACTTGCTACCTGATGACGCAGCCTTAACTGAAGCAGCTCTCTTCTCTTCTTTCTGAGTTAAATGTAGTAGATTGTTCTTCTCCAAATAAGCTTTAGTAATCCATTCTTCTATCAAACATAAGGTATTCAATTCTAAAAATGCATTAGCCCTCTCTATAGTGACCTCTTTTACCCGGAAGGATAAAAAACTGGAGGAGTATTTCACTAGAGGAATATGGTTCCTCGCTGGGTCCAGTATTAGAGTAGTAGCAGTTCCTGAAAACCTCTCGTCTATAGGAAGAGGGAAATCCACACATCGGAAGATGACATGCTCTGGGAACATAAACTTAATCATTTTCGTGGTTCCAAAGTCAGCAGTCTGTGAGATCTCACGGCTAACGTCATAAACTTTAAACTCGGCATAAATTAATGCATGGAGCAAGATAACAACATTGTTGATTGCTTCATTATTAATATCTGGGCGATTTGCACCGTTGAATACTTTAGATATCAATCCTTCAAGGTGTTCTCTAGGAAGTATCTCATGTCTACTTTTCTCTGAGGCTATAATGTTATACTCCCAAGATAGTTGGACTCCATAATACTTGATCCCAGACATCTTTTGTATGTTATCAGATTCTCGCTCTCTCCTTGAGATAATATTTAGGTCTCGTTTTTCTTATATAAGTAATTGCTCATCTAGTCCATCTTCTCTTGCTTAGTAATACAAAGGACTCATAACCTGGTCCATAGTTGTGCGATATAATATCTTAAGTAATACATTTATTGATTATCAGGATAGTAGTCTTGCAGGAGAGTGACGATGGAGGGAGCTGTCTCTCATATATGGAGACTCAATACTCACTTCTTCATTTAGTTATATAGTGATGCTGTTTATTGCCTTCCTGACCTCCTCATCTCTGTCTTGGATAACTCCGGACACTCCCCCTCCATCTAAACGTTCCACATTACTGGATAATGTCTCATAACTATTGATTGACAATGGGTTCAAAAAGAGCAACATTCCTGAATATGTTGGAGACTCATTTGTATACCTGAAACGTGGTATAATCTTTAATTCCCCAATTTTTACACCACTTGCCAAACCTAGGACCTTCACAGAGATGAGCATCTTGAACTGACATTTTTTGAATGCATCCTGCCACTCAAATCCTGAAATGTTCATCTCGGTCTCTACATCTGATAATAGTGAGATTGTTACTGGCTCTGATCCTTGGTTCATTGTCTTCCTTTTGTCTTGAATTACTATGTCAATAGCCCCATGTCTATGTGCTCTGATTAATGGTGTGAACTTCATATTCAACTCTTCTATAGTTGCATACTTCTTGTTGACTAGTGCTTGACCCACGGACCATGGAAATTTGAAAGCATGATCGGAATTGTGACCTGAGCAATAAAGTGAGATAATGACAGGAGTCTCCGATGTTAGTGCAAACTTCATCTTGATCAGTCTTAGGTCTCAGTTTTTATTATATAAAGATAGATACTAACGCATAAAATTCTTGATCTCATATATGGATCTATTTGTTGAAACATAAGCAAACCGGATAATGACTTTACTATAAGATATATAATTATAAACGACTACTTGAACAAACTAGGGTTGTCCAGACGATATTGCTTAATTTTGTTATACATAGCACATGAAAACCCATCATCTCCCTTTCCGTGGATTAATATTAGCTTTTCATCCTTAGTCAGACCCCCCCGCACCATAATTTGGAATCTAGGATCATTCGCAGTACTATCAGATAATCCTAATGCCACTGCAATTGATGCTAGGATTTCCTGTGGATCTGCTGGTATAGGAAGATTGGATGTATCAACTATTGGCAAGTCTTCAACACTGATCCTAATGTCATCCATAACCACGAGAATTATTTTGTCATTATCCTTGGTACCAGATCCACCTATTGCTTCTACTTCTTTACCTCTGCTCCATTTGAATTCCGGCAGAGATATCTCTACACTCGGTTCAGGAGCAGTTACATCCGCAGAGACGTCTTGGTATAATGACTCGACTAGTTCTTGATGATTATTTTTAATCTCCTCAATATTCCTACGCGCATCACTTTCGATTTTTCCTCGAGTCTCTTCCAGATGGTTGCTTATCCTATTCAGCTTTGATGTTTCTGCTGTAAGTGTCTGAATCATGTCACCCAGCGTTTTCATAGCACTAAAGTTCCTTTCCGCTGTTACTCCGAGTAAGAACATTCTAATTTCCTTATCAGTCATAGGTTCCTTGTCTTCCATCATTGTGCGATATAATAGGTCGGAAAATTCTGGTGGAGGCAAAACTCCTAGTTTGGAAGCAGCTTGGTTCAATTTTTCTGTCATCATTGCTTTTGTAACAGTGTGTAATCCTTGATCTATTGGTTTCTCCTTATTTTCCTTAGTAACATCTTTCTCCCCATCTGTAGCAAATAGGTCTGCCCCAGTTGTTTTTGCCTTCACTCGGTATTGGAACATCTTTCCTCCTCTTCCTCTTGCTACAGGGACTCTTGGCTTCTCCTTTCGAATAGGTTTTGATCCCTCTGAAAAAAGGTCAAGTGCTCTCGTAGTCTCTGTCAACTCCGATTGTGGTATCTTTGTAGGGACAGATAAAGAACCAGAATATAAATCTTCCTCAATAGCTTCTTGATTTTCTCCAGCTCCAGGATCTGACATTACTTCCTCCCTCCCATATGTAATATTCTCATCCATCATATCAGTTATGTCAAATGTTGGTAATTCATAATTCGCAACTCCTTCTACAGCATTATCAGATGAAGAATCCATAATTCTGAAAATCCCTTTGTAGGTCTCGTTTTTATTATATATAGATTAAGATAGAGCACCAAAAACGCTCTCACACAAAGTCATATAATATATAATATAGATATTAGTTAGATGATTAAGGAAATAAATAATTAAGGGCCCATAAGGTCTGAGACAGAGACCATAGTCTGAACTGGAGGCTTCTCATGAGTGGTGAAGGCCTGAGCCATAATCCCTGAATAGTTCGCCTTATCATCCAAGGGGGATGCATTGAAGATTATCTTTGCAGCTATCTTCATCTTGTTTTTGATAGTTGGGCTCAGACCCTTAACACCAACTATATTCTCTGGATTATAGGAGTCACCAGGGCTCTGGTAGAAGTTCAGGATTTGGATCAAACACCATACTAGACCTGGACAAGCTTTAGTCTGTAAGGGAGCGAAATATTGAGGTCCGACCAACCTTGCATACCTAAAACTTGTATTAGACCTCTGCGGGTTCAACTCAAAGTTATTGATAATTATCTTGATCTGTCTAAGTCCATCGTTGTTTAATGGATGAGCTAGTTGTGATAAGATCCATCCATTGGCCTTTTTTGTCTTCTCTTTGACTGCACAGAAGAGCTTATATGCATGCATTCCTGCATAAGATAACGGTAGAGAGAAAAGATACCTGATCAAACCTGCATCTGGAGTATCAGCCTGTTGATAAAGGGCTTCATAATTAACGACCAATTTTAGTATGGTCTTTGCAGCTTTCCTGTCCAAACCGAATTGTGCTTTAAGGGAGTCCAGCCATGCCTTACTAGGCGCTTTCATGATAGGAACTTTAGGACACATATAAAAATTACTGAACCTCTCATGAGCCTGCTTCCAAGCTTTCTCGATATTCTCAGGTGCCTTAGCTAATATCTTACTTAAGAAACTAATCATAAAAAGGTGGTAAGTTCTCTCTAGCTCTGTACTACTAGTCTGAGGAGGGAGTGGAGTCTTTTGATTAGGATCATCCATTAAGGCACTGGATGCTTCAGCCTTTAAATCTTTCAGTTCTTGCTCAAGAGCAGCTTGTTCACCTGTTGCCAGTGCATCCCATACTGTACTATTTCTTTTTTGTGCTTCTATAATCCTTATTCTAGCATCTCTGTCTTTTATACTAAGTCCTCCATCTGCCTGTAATACTGCTGCTTGGGTCACCTTCCATGGTAAATTATCAGTCCCTAGATCTCTGGCTATGTCTGAGATATGTCCCTCAATCCTCCCTGCTCTTCTCAGAAATGCCACTGCTAGAACCACCATCTGACACTCATATCCAGTTGTTTCCCCAGATGTTATCGAAGAAATCACAGAGGCGATTAAAGATGTAATCGCAGCTGGTGACATCGATGTAGGTAATTTGTATCCTTCTGCATTTTTCAATACATCGTTGGACCAATCTAGAGGCTGATTCAAACCAGTTGCAGTGTTCTCGATCACGTCTGCGTACTCTGCACGTATCGACATATCTACGGTGATACTTTTTTGCGCCATGTCTGATCTTCCCTAGCTTCAAAATGTCGAAATTTTAATTTTATCTTGTAGGTCTCAGTTTTATTTTATTAATAAAGCTAACCTGATAACTGAGCATAACTCCCTCATGAACGTGGGTTACGGTCG